ATGCTTTCGAACGGCGGCAAGAAGTATCTGACGGAGGAACGCGGTCACGACATCGAGACGTTGAAAAAGGAGATGGTCGGGTTCAGCAACGGCGGCTTGGTTGATCACCTGAAAGGGCTTGAATTTACCGAGAAGGCGATCATCGAGAGCGGCCTGGCGAAAGTGAAGAGCATCAAGGAGCAGGATGTGGTCCTTGATTTCTTCGGTAAGGGGTTTGTGGTTTTTCCGCATTATGCGTCGAAGCGGGTGTTGCTCTTTACGATGAAGGATCCGGCGAAGAAAATTAATTTTCAACTCCCGGCTGATTATCGCGATAAGCGCTGGTCATTCTACGGTCAGGACGCTCTGGATCGGTTTGAGGAGATCATCCTGGTTGAGGGTGAGAATGACCGTCTGCAGATACTGAATTCGAAGGTTAATAATGTGTTGGCGATGATCGGGTCGATTTCGGAAGCCCAGATCAAGGCTTTAGCGTCTCGATGCAAGAGTAAATCACTTTACCTGTGGGTCGATAATGATAAACCCGGTTTTGCTTACATAAGGAAGCTGTTTAAGAAGCTGCCGGGTATCAAGATCCGGATCGTGGTGTATGGCAAGCCTGGTGATGATCCGGATGCTTACTTAAAAGGCTTTGAGGGCGATCGCAAGGCTGAGATCAAGCGTCTGCAGTCGGATGCTGTCGATTATGTGGCCTGGGAGCTGCTGCAGGCGTCTACCCTGGAAAGCCTGGAAGATAAGCTGCTGCACCTGAAGGAGCACCGGGTCTTTTACTACATCGGCCAGGAGCAGGTGATTCGTCAGGATGTCTATAAGGAGAAGCTGAAGAATCTTGGCTTCAGTACAGAGGCGATCGAGGAGCAGCTCGATTTCTCGCAGGATCTGTATCAGCAGATTCAGCAGCAGATGATGATGGTCGACAATCCGAAGGATGTGGATCCTATCTCGCTGGGTGAGCTGATCTTTAAGTTTTTCGCGCATCACGGCCGCTTCTATTATGACAATGAGAATACGGTCTGGCTGATTTATCAGAATAAGACGTATGAGGTGAGCAACAACATCCCGTTTAACGCTCTGATGTTGAAAATGACGCGGATGATCATCAGCCAGGCGCCGGGTGGCCAGGTGTGGGATGCGCTGAAGCATACGGCGTATTTGAATGGCCGGCGGATCGATCTGTGCCGCTGGATCCACACGGACCAGGTGAAGGATACGATCTACATCAACTTGAATGGTCAGAATAACAACATCCTGAAGATCTCCCGGGACAGGATCGAGGAGATCCAGAACGGGATGAATGATGACCATGTGCTGCTCTCCTCTTCCGGCAAGATCATGCCGATGACATGGCGGCCGGATACGGAGATTCAGGAGGGGATGACGGCTCTGAAGGAGTTGGTGTTCGATAACCTGGTCGTCGATAAGAAGCAGAAGTATCTGATCCTCTCCTGGTTGATCTCTGGTCTGTGTCCGGACATGGCGCCGTACCAGTTTCTGATGAAGTTCGGCGGTTATGCGTCGAGCGGTAAGAGTACGGCGGCGAAGTTTATCTCTATCCTATTTTACGGTAGTGAAGAGCTCTCTGATCCATCGGGCGCAGCGGCCTACTCTTCCTCTGCTCAAAACCCTCTACTGGTGATAGATAATCTCGAAAATAAAGACCTGAACCGCGGCATGACGAAGTTTCTCTTGCTGGCGGCGACGCGTGGTCAGAAGGAGAAGCGTAAGGGCGGCACCGATACGGGTACGGTAGACGAGAGCCCGCGGTCTTTGGTCTGCATCACGGCGATCGAGCCGTTCACTCTGTCGGAGCTGATCACCCGGACGTTTGAGGTGCAGTTCGATCGCAGGATCCACGGCTCTGATTCGTTCTATGAGGCTGAGGTGCTCGAGCAGCTGAAGAAGAAGCGGGACATTATCATGTCGGCGCTGGTTCGGTTCATCCAGAAGGAGGTTCTCTCAAGCCTGGATCAACGCCGGGAATATATGGCGATCCTGAACAAGGAATTCAAAGGCCATGCGAAGGATCGGACGAACGCCTATCTGGCGTTGCTGATGCTGATCAATTCGAAGTTGCTCAAATACATCCCGTATTACGACAGTGATGATGTGGCCTTCGGTGTGGAGACTGGTGAGTCGGAGATCTACCGCGCCTGGATAGAGAACCAGAACAGTGTGGCCAGGGAGACGGAGACGGGATCAAACAACATCCTGCAGCTGCTCACTGGTCTGGTCAGTGAATACGTCCAGGCTAATAAAGATAAGATTGGACAGCTTACCGATGAGCTCGATTATGAAGAGAAGGTCTTCAAGATGGAGCACAAAGACTACAACCTGACTATTTACAAGACTAAGGCCAAGGAAGAGCAGGATGAGGATGGCCAGAAGTACATGGTGTCGGTGGTTGAGTTTGTGGCAACCAGTGCCGAGATCCTCGGTGCTTTCAATATGCTCTCGAGGAATACCGGCTGTACTAACCCCTTCTCTTCCGCTGCCATCTTCTCCGCCCGTCTGCGCAACGATCGTGAGGTACTGGCGAAGAGTGGCTGGGTGTTGGTTGAGTCTGAGCGGGAGAAGGTGAAGCCGTACTTCAAGATGATGCGGGGTGAGCGGTTCTTTAAGTTCCGGTACACGCTGATCAGGTAGTGGTGCAGTCCATCTATCAATAACGTGGAAAGGGTGAAGAGGAGGATAATCGGGCCGCTTTTTTTCTTATATAAGAAGATAGTGCGCGCGTAGGGCATTTTCCTGAGAGACTGCACCACTGCACCACTTTTGACTTAAGTATTTAATTTAATTGATATAAAGCGTGGTGCAGTTAGTGGTGCAGTCGTGGTGCAGTGTGGTGCAGTCGTGGTGCAGTCGGCGGCGGTTTTTTACAACTGCACCACGGTGTAAAGCCAGTAGCCACGCGGGTTTGATTCAAAGTGGTGCAGTGGTGCAGTGATTTAAATGCTCAAGGGGGTCGCTGGATAGCTAAGGGTTTGAGAGCTCTTCAGTATCTATTTCAAAGGGGATTGGATTGATTCGCGCCATATAAACACGATTCTAAGGCTTACCAAGGATTTCAAAGAATATGACTATATATACCTGCACAGTCAATGACTTAGCTCAGACCTGTGATGTCACAGCGTCGGGGACTTTCTTACACGTACAAATTATAGACGGAATGACGGAATCAATCACCACTGCACAGAATTATAAAGAGTGCGGTAGAGCCATATCACAGCCTCGATTAATCAATGACTTACGACTCAAAGCAATTAAGAAGTGTGCAGTACATATCCAAACCACTCCAAACTCAGGCCAAAGAGAGGTAGTACCACCCTCCCCCCCCATAAAGGAAACGGCGAAAGATCGGCGCAGCCCGGCTCACTGCCGTCTATATATTGGGAGCATTCCCAAGGGCTTTCTATACCCAGTCAAAGACCGGTATATGACTTCTCTTTTTTCAAAAAAGGGGGGCGCGGGGGGATGTTGATCAAATCGCAGGGCAAATTTCGCCGCCACCTGGAAGTGCTCCTGGCGCTGTCGACCCAAAGCGTGGAGTCGTATCTCGTTAAGGTGGATGAATTCCTAATCTGGATGAAAGCAAATACCCGGTCGATCGAGCCGGCCGCTATTACCCGGGAGGATGTGGAAGATTATCTCGAGCATCTTTTCTATCTCGGCAACAGCAATTCCACCAGGCGCACGAAGCTGACGGCGATTCAGCACTATGCCCGCTTCATGATTTACCAGCGCACTATTGCGGAAGATTTCACCGCTGAGATTCCGCGGCCGAAGATGAAGAAGAAGTTTATCCAGAAGTACACCCAGACCGATATCTATCGCCTTTTCCGCACCTGCGACATCACCACCGAGATCGGCCTGCGTAATGCCAGCATCCTGATCTGCCTGGTCTTCTGCGGGCTGCGTAGCGGTGAGGTGTGCGGCTTAACCATGGATGACATTGTCGAAAACGGAAAGAACCTCGATATCAATATATCCGACGAGCTCGGCAAGAAAGGATCCTTCCGCACCGTCTACCTCTGGAGGTTTCCGTCAATCATGTTGCGGGAATGGTACTCGATCCGGATCGGCCAGGGTGCAACCGTCAATGACCTGGTGTTTGTCTCCTATCGCAACGGCCGCGGTGTGCATGGCAACCCAATCGATCAGAAAGATATTGATCGCCTGGTGAAAAGAATGGCCAGGCAGTCCGGGATCCGGAAGGCCCGCACCACCGCGCACATGTTTCGCGCCACCCACATTAATGATCTGCGCAACATCAGAGGCTACGACACCCCGGCGATCGCCGACCGTGTCGGCCATAAAGATATCAGCACCACCGATCGATATATTGCCAGGCGGGGAAGGATACCTAAGTACTACCCTTCCCTCTCGGCTTACTGGTCCGAATTTCCAAAAACATGGACATACAGCGAGGAGGACAACAATGTCTGACGAAAAGAACTGGCACGAGAGCCGCCAATCCATCCAGAATTTCATCAATCGAGTTAACCAGGAGGTAGGTCTACCGGCCGCGCAGCGGATCACCCAGGCCCTCCTCGAGGAGCTCGGCGGGCAGCGGGTCATGGTGCCGACTCTTCAGACCTTTGAGCAGATGGAGATAAACGAAAAGATCTGCACCCTATTCACCGGCGCCAACGTTTCAGAGCTGGCCGGTCGATTCAATATTTCCGAGCGACACATTCGCAGAATTGTTAACAATCAAAAGACCGGGAGGAACCATGAGTAAGAATAACAACCTAAAGTCAAAGCAGAGATTTCGGAAGCACTTCAAGACCGTCATCGGGACCGTACGTCAGTGGTCACTGACAGACCGGATCCACGTGCTGCACATGGTCTGTCCAGGGATGCGATTTTGGGTGGCGTTCCTGATGGTGGTTTGTGGATGTTTTGGGTATTTGGTGAGAGTATAAGGAGAACGAAATGGACTTATATGAATGTACGGCTTGTGGGGCAGCAGGTCAATCATTACAGGAAATGCACGTGGTCGAGGATGAAGAAACCGAAAGCTGGGTGTGCCTTGAGTGTAATTCAAACGCAGAAGTGATTCTTCAGTCAGAGATAAAAGCGTTCGATGAAATGGTTGAGAATCGCAAGCCGAAATTTGATTTTGGCGATATAGATCTTGACGACATTTAAGATTAATGACAGCGCACCGCTGATGTACCCTGCTTCCAACTTCTCCCAGGCCGGTCTCAATGGTCTCGGTTATCTGCTGGGTTCGATGCGCGACAATATCGATGAAGCTAAGGATAAGATTAAACAGATTCGATAATACTTCTTACACACACGGGCAACTCTGTTAGGGGTCGCCCGTTGTTTGAAATGCAAAGGTATCTCTTGAAAAAAATAGACACACCCTTTATTTAACGGTATTTTACTGGGAATACATGAAAGCTTACCTTATATTAAAAATGGCTAAAATTAAGCTGCTGTATTCATTGAACACTTTAACCAATATGACGGTTACCGGTATATTCAATATGACGGTAACCGTCTAATCCCTGTTAGGTCTTAAACAATGGTTAGTATTAAAACTAAAACAATATCCTCTGTTTCTAGCTTTATCGAGACGATTGGAAAAAACATTACAGAGTGGTCCAATCACTCAAGCGATATTTGGTATAGAGGAGTTGCTAGTCATAAATACTCTCTATTGCCTGGAGTAAAGTGGAGAAAAATAAAGGCAAATCGTCAATTATCACAGGATTTCCTTACCCACTACGATGCATATACTGACACAAGCCCTGAAGGTCCATGGGAAACATATGCATTAATGCAACATTATGGTCTCCCAACAAGATTACTTGACTGGTCAAAATCCCCACTTATTGCTTTATATTTTGCACTGGAAGAAAGTAACGATATTCCAAACAACAGAAGATATGTTTGGATGATTTACCCACATGATCTGAATGAATCATCAATAGACGATGCTTTTGTACATTGTACAAAAGCAACAAACAAGTATGACAACTACCTTCCCTGGCCACTTAAGAACCAACACACAATGGACTCGTCAATACCAGAGCAACCTATAGCAGTAACAGTTCCGTTAACAAATAGAAGAATGCTTTCTCAGCAGGGTTGCTTTACTGTCCACGGGAAAGAAAATCATCCAATAGAACACTACTATAGAAATTTTGGGTCTGAAAAAATATTCAAATTTATTATCAAGGAAGAAAAGAGAAAATCATTACGCAAAGAGTTATTTTCTTTAGGTTTTAAAGAAGATGATGTTTATCAAGATCTAAACTCACTATCTGAAAGAATAATTAGGGAATGGCGTTAATAGACCTAACAATTTAATTAAGGCGGACGGAATATACGTCTGCGCTAAATTGAAAAGCAAAACCAAATTGCGGTAGGTCACGCAAGTTCGCGTCGCCGCCGGTTATCACGACCTATTAAATACTCATACCCATAAGTCAGTAAAAACCAAAATCACCCCACCTAAAAAACCTAATTCTCTGACACACTCTGCCAGACCTTGTCCGTTTTATCTGGTATGTCGTGGGCGATCACCCTTGAAGGGAGTCGCCCATGACCGACCAAAACGACGAAAATACCGACGATACAACCGAAGATCACGGCATCCCTGTAGGCTTGCGCGTTAAGCGTGGCTACAATATGAGCGAAATGGCGCTGCAGCAGCGGCGTGATGCCGCCAAACAGCCGAAGCCCGGCATGCTCGGGAAGCGTAATAACTTCAAGCATGGCCGTTATGCGGTCGGCTTTGCCAATCGGCTACGCCCGTGCCTATCTACCTGTAGTAAATATCCCTGTGTACTTGTTGAAGACGGAGCCTGCGCCCCTGGTGATGATTGTCTCGATGTCGCCGCTGTACTCGATTTCTTCCGGGCAGTGAATGATGCCGTAAAAGCCGGTGGCAAAGGTGATAAGGCCGATAACTTCAAAGAGCTCGCCTCCCTACAGATCTCCAACAGCATGCGCATCCTGGAAATGCTGCAAGAAGATATTATGCGCGACGGTACCGTGCTCAAGCGCGAGACTCCGACCGCCAACGGCCTCAAGACCGAATATGTGCAGCACCCTTCCCTGAACTCCCTCACAAAGCTCATATCAGATCTCGGCATCACTGCCCCTGAGTTCTTAATCACCGCACGATCGATGCAGCGCGCCGATACCGACGAGAAAAGTGCCGAAGGCGTGGCGGGTCTTATGTCGAAACTTGGCAACCATAAAAACGATCCGGACGAGGAGTAATCGCTATGAGTGAAGTGGTCCGTCCGACCAACGACATTCAGTTGCCGATCGCGCTGGCCGATCTAAAGAAGTCGATCATGGTATCGCGCGAAGACTTTGAAAAATGGCTGCAACGCTTCGACTGGACTTATCACCAACTATCCCGTGGCGAGTTTCCGGCTGGATATAAAAGCCTCGATGAATTTCAGCTCCACTGTATATGTTCCGATCCGGTGCTCTGGGCCGATGCTTTCCTGCGTGATCCGGACAATCCGGATAAACCGTACACCTTATGGGGCTATCAGAGAGAATCGATCCGATATAAAGGGCACACCCTGCACGAATGTGGGGCCGAGGTCGGTAAAACAAGAGAGATCCTCGTTAAATTGATGCATGCCGCCTTCACGGTTGCGCGTGGCAGTGCTCTGGTCGGGGCCCCGCAGCTGACTCACCTGACAGAAATCATCGACATGATTGAGGAGCAGCTTGACTTCAATCCAGATCTCAAGAGTTCCCTGGTTAAACATGAGAAACATCCGCACCATAAGATGAAATTCTCTAACAAATTTAACATCTACTTCCGTCCGGCCGGATTCGAAGGGACCGCCTTCCGATCGGTGCATGTGAAAACCCTGGCGTTAATGGACGAAGCAGCCAAAGCGAAGAACCCGGCCATCTTCAAGGAGTTCTGGCGGGCGGCCAAGCCAGGTTGTGCCTATAAACTTTACAGCACGCCGGACGGCGACCGGTCATGTGAATTTTACCGGCTCTGTGCCAAGGCGACCGGAAGTCTCAACGAGGAGGACGAAAACGATGTCGGTCCTAAAAATATTACGTTCAAAAAATTCCAATGGGGTAAGCCCCTTATGCCGGCTCCTTTCTGGACGCAGCAGCGGCGGCGGGAATTCATCGATCTCTACCACGGCGAAGATTCTCCGGGGTACCAGCAAAACGTCCTCGGCAACTGGGGCGATCCAGAAAATTCTGTCTTCCCCTGGCACCAATTCTCCAAGCTGATCAAAGCGATCCCCGAATACCGGGTGCTCAAAATCCTCAACGACGAATCCCAAAGCCAAGTCTCGATCTTCGGCGCCGAGTACAAGCCGATTATTCAAGACGGCGCCCGGGGCGAAGCCGAGGAGATCATCATCACCGATCGGCAGATCAGCACCGGCATGTTTGATATCAAGGCCGAGATTAAATCATTCTTCGCATCCTCGCCCGGCCTGCATTACGGCGGCTGCGACCTCGGCTACTCCATCGACCCGACCGAGATCCTGATCAAGCTGATCATCGGCCGCACCCATCGCACCATCGCCCGGCTGCAGCTCAAGGGCGTTACCTACGATCAGCAGGCCGATGCGATCGACGCCCTCGATGACATCTTCGATAGCTACCGCAGCGAGATGGGCTGGGGTCTCGACTTCGGCAACGCCGGCAGCGCCGTCTGTCACATCCTGCACAATCAAGATCAATACGCCGCCAAGGGCTATGAAGACCGTCTCACCGGTTACCAATTCGGCGGCACCTACGAAGCGGTCAACGAAGAGGGCGATCTGATCATCGACGCCCACACCAAGAAGCCGATCAAGCTCACCGGCAAGGAACTCGCCACCGATCTGCTGGTAACCAAGATGCAGCGGATCCAGCTCGAATACCCGCCGGATCCGGACATCATGCTCTATTACCCGAGCCACACCTTCCGCGCCGGCTCCCGGCACCGGATCTTCAAGAAGGATGATGATCACCTGATCGATGCCGACCGCGTGCTGACCCTGAAGGTTGTACTCGAGGCGGATGGTTCAGAGGATCTTTTTGCTTAACAATAAATACTGAAGAGGAATAACCATGAATGGATTCCGAAGATTCTTTCAAAAAATACCCGGCATCAAAAACCTACCTGGAGTAAAAGCCCCGGCTACACAACAAGGTAGCGCCTGGCAACTGCGCCCGAGTGACGGTCAGGGGCCGTTCACTGCATTCTTCAAAAGCTGGGTGCCGCGCAAAGTCGAGGCTGAGTTTTATGAGTTTCTGCGTGAGGCTATCCCGGTCATCGATGCGGCGATCTGTCGCCTGGTCGCCCTCGATGGCCATGTTGTCGTCAAGGGGAAGAACGCCAAACTGGTCGCCGAGATTCAGGAATGGATGGATACCGTCAAGGTTAATGATATTCAAAGCGGCCTGCAGGCTTTCCATCAGAACTTCACAAATGAGGCGTTTGAGCAGGGGTTCAGTATCGGCGAATTCGTCACCGACAAAAAGCGCACCGATATCGTTGAGCTGCGGGTGGCCGATTCCAAGTCGATCAAGTTCAGCCGCAAGCCGACCGGAGGCCTCGGTATCTACCAGAAGGCCGATGGCGATCGCGAAGAGCGGGAGCTTGCGCAGGACAACCTGGTCTACTTCTCGATCAACAATGAAAACCAGAACCCCTACGGCACCCCGCTGATGCGGTCGTGTGAATTCGTGGCCCAGACTCTGGTCACCATCCAAAACGCTACGAAGAATGTCTGGGAGAGGTTCGGCGATCCATCTTTTTCGATCATCTACAAAACCAGTAAAAAGGATGGCGCTGATCTTGAAGCGAGGCGCCAAAAAATAGAAGAGGAATTCACCACGGCGATCCGCGCCAAGCGCGACGGCAAGAGCGCCGACTTTATCCGGGCGATCGACAGCAACTCAGAGATCAAAATCGAGATCATCGGCCACGATGGTCAGGTGATGGAGATGGAGATCCCCGCCCGGCACATGCTCGAGCAGATCATCGCCAAGACCGGACTGCCGCCCTGGATGCTCGGTATGCACTGGAGCACATCCGAGCGGCTATCGAATGCCGAACTTGCCATTTTACTGGCCGATATCGGCACCCGGCAAGCGGCCAAGATGCCGTTATTTAAAAAGCTGGTCACTACCATGCTGCAGCTGCGCGGCCGCACCTGGAAGGATGGCGACTGGGAACTCGATTGGGGCAAGGTCAATCTGCACGATGTGGTGCAGCAGGCGCAGGCAAGGTTTTTGAATGCCCAGGCAGACATGTATTACATGCAGAACGCTGCCGCCGCCGGCATCACGATTGATATCAATGATCTCGCCCTAGGCAAGGAGTATTCAACCGTCCTGCCCGGCAAGAAGAAATTCCTATCGGAGGTACCGCATTCGTGTAGCGACAAAGCCTGTGGCTGTAAGATATGGAGCACCAAAGAACTCGCCCGCCCTTGGGCATGGGAAGAACTCGATCGCATCGAGGAGAGTTACGAAGCGGTTTTGATGAAAGACTGGGACGAACTCCTGACCAGATTCAAAGCACTACTCAATCTAGAAATACCCCAGGTTAAGGGTGTCGATATCGATGGCGGTTTCACCTTCGGCGCTATCGAGCGGGCCAGCCTGATGGCTGCGCTCAAAGCTCACCTGGCCGAATACAGCCCCGACCTCGATTCTTCACCGCTACGCCGCCACTACATGGAGGCCTCGGCCCTCGGTATCCAGAAAGCGATCGAGCTGCTCGGTCACGACACCCCTATTCTCAATATCGTCAGCAACAGTGCCATCTATGACGAGCTGCTCGCCAACGGTTTTGATCTGGTGAAAGATAACGCCACCAAGGCGATCGTCAGCAAGATCCTGCCGGAGATCGAGGCGTATGCCCTGGCCGGTGTGAACCCTGGCGATGTGGCCCGTCGGCTCGAGAAACTATTCGGTGATGCCAATAGCGATTGGAATCGACTCGCCCGATCGGAGCTTGCGATCGCGGCCGAGAAAGCCAAGCTGGCCGAATGGGCCGAGTGGGATGTCGCCATAGTTGAGTTTGTGCCGGCACCGGATGCCTGCCCGATCTGCTTCAACCTCGGTGGCGATTACGCCATCGCCGAAACGCCGGTACCGGTGATCGATACGCACCCTTATTGCCGCTGCAGCACCCGCCCGGCAGAAAGTGAAGTAACCGGATAAAAAGTGACACACTCTGCCAGACCATGTCCGTTTTATCTGGTACTGAAGCAGGTATTGAGTTGAAGAAACCTACAAAGAGAGGTTGTCATGCCAAAAAAAGGCGCAGTCAAAAAAGTCGGGAAACAGAAGCAAGGCAAAGGCAAAGACTTCGCCGGCAGTGGCGTTGAGGGTGAAAAGGGTTCCGGTAAGGAGCCCGACCAGAAGGCCCGTCGGATTTTGATTGTCGATCATATTTCCAAGCTTAATTTTGAGCTGACCAGCCCGGCGATCGTGCTGGAGGCTGTCCAGGTTGTAATTCCAAACGCGACCGAAGCCGAGGTTGTCGCCGCGATCGCCGAGTACCAGGCGCAAAAAGATCCGGCAAACCAGCCACCCGAAACAATCAATAAAGAAACCAAAGCCAAAGCTCACCTCGAGAAAATTGTTGTCGCTATCGATGAACTCGATCCGAACAGCAAGAAAGATTTCACCGAGCAGGGCAAACCAGACGCCAATGTGCTGGCCGATATTCTCGATGCCAAGGTTTCCGCTGCCGATCGCGACAAGGCCTGGAAGATCTACCAGGCGCAGGATCGGCCGATCACCATTGATCATATTTTGAAACGCAAGCGCCGCGGGGGGATGAAGATCTAATGCACCGAGTCAAAGGCAAAGGTCCGATCAAGGCGAAGCACAAGTCATTTTCCAGCCAGAAGAATGTCAACTCGGCGGTCGAGATCACCGAAGAGATTCTGGCCCTGGTCAATACCTTTGCCATTGTTCCTCTCACCGCAGAGGAGATCTTTGTCGGCAAGCAACTGCTTTGCCACAACGGTGTCGATCGCGATCGGGAGCGCTTCCCTGAATCGTTGATCGACGACTTTGCCAACACCCTGCCCGGCAAAAGCGTCCTCTATTTTCACAACCGCAACAGCTACCTGCCGCTCGGCCTTTACTTCGACACCGACACCGAGGAGATGACGGCAAAGAAGTTCAAGGAACTCACCGGCGAAGATCCACGCCTGCCGGAGGGGATCACGAATGTAAAAGCGATGTGGGCCTGGTACTACGTGATCAAGACCGAGGACATCGAATCTGTCTTAAAGAACATCACCGGTGGCGTCAATCGTCACTGGTCAATCGGCTTCATCGCCGCCGATTGCGATGCCGTGAAAAAGGAAGCCAACGGCCCGACCCTTTACTGGGAATACGTCGGCCCCGGCGAAGCGACCGAAGGCTCACTGGTGTGGCTCGGTGCGCAGCAGGGTGCAACCTCACAAAAAAGTTTTGATAACCCGGACCATATAGAAGAACCCGATACAGGAGGAAACAACACCATGAAAAAGCTGATTACGTTTCTAAACCAGAAGTTCAGCAAGAGCTTCTCCGACGATACATCCGAGGATCTGATTGTTGCATCGGTCAAGGAAGCCCTCGAGGCGAATGAGACCGAGATCACAACTTTGAAGGCTGAGGTCAAAGGGCTGAAGAGTCTGGCTGATGTCGGCAAATCGTTCCAGTCGACTCTGGTCAACGACTACGCCCGGATGAAAGCCGCCCTCGGTGAAGGAGACACCGAAGATACAGCCCATGCCAAGCTGAAGGAATTCGGCAAGTCGTTGAATATCGATCAGCTCCAGCAGGAAGTTAAGCACCTGCAGGCGCGGATGGAGAAGGCCTTCCCGGATGGTCAGCTCGATGGCGAAGATCCGGACAAGAACCGGACCGACGGCAAGGGTAAGAAGAATCCGCTCGTGCCTGAAGACGATTAATCGAAAAATTATCAGCCTTTTATAGAGGAGAAATCTCATGGCTAAAATTTCAACCCCGCGGGGTGGAGTTAAAAACAATCAAACTCTGAAGCTTGCGCACACTGCAGCTGTAGAGAAATACGAAACTATCGTCAGTAACGGACAGGTTCTGGTTGCCTGTGGTGATTATGACGCCGACGAGGAAGGTATTTACGTCCGCAGCGGTTCGGTCGAGTTTGACAAAGAAGCAGCCCTGGCGATCGCCGTTGGTGATGTCGTCTACTGGGACGTAGCTGCTGCCGAAGCCAATAAGGACGCCGGAGAAGTTAAGTCCGGTATCTGCATCGAAGCTGCAGCCGGTGCCGATAGTGTCGTCCTGGTTGATCTGGGCGAAAACAAATAATCGTGAGGAGTGAGGAGTGAGGAGTGAGGGGCGAGGCCTGGCCAAGCCCTCTGCCCTTGCCCCTTAACCTCACCTTTTCACGGAGGAAACAATGAAAATTTTCGGAAGGAAAATTCTGGACTGGAGCAAGATCAATGATGTTGCCCCGGAAAACCGTAAAGAGCTGATCCTCGATGGTATCAGCCAGGGGCTAAAGAAGCTCTGCACAGCCGGACCGATTATGGCTGGCGCCAAAATGTCAGGTGCTGACAGCACCCTGACCGGTGATGCACCGATCGTGCTGACCTTGAGCGATACGGTCAAGCAACCCGATCGCGGCTATGAGCTGATTTTCAATGAAGTCGATATGCGCAACAGCGCTAACGACACCTTTGAGATCCTCGACGTAACCGGCGGGGTCACCTTCTACCAGCAGCTGCCTGGCGAAGAAGCCAAGCTAAGCAAACTGCCGAAGGGCGCCAAGCAAGCTATCGGCTTCCTGCGCTTCACTGGTGGTTTCGCGATCCTCGACGACTGGCTTCGGTTTAACCAGTATTACAAGATCGATCAGCTTGCCGCTGATACGGTTCGTCGTTGGTTCGAAAAGAAAGCAATTCTCTTTTACAGCTTGATCGCTGCCCTCACCGGTATCGACCAGGCGTTTGACACCGATGATGTCACCACCATCAATAAAGCCTGCGCCAACATCCTGAATGATCTCGAGGCTGCTGGTTACGCCGTTGACGAAAGCGCATCCTTCGCCATCGTCTGTAGTCCCATGCTCAAGGCCCG